ACCATGTTTACTTAGATATCACGACTTGATTTGAATTCAAATATGAGAAGGCGGCCCAAATGTCGAAAAGCATTTTCGTCCAATGATGAACTCCCAGTATTACCAGAGTTCATCATCCCTCCATCCCAATCTCATAAAACGCAATCATGAACTACGACGATAACATCGAGGCACTCGCCGATGCATCCATTTCCCGTGCCGATCGTGTGCAAAGTTGCAGGTGGTGTTTCACTCTCAACAACTATACGCCTCTCGATGTGGACACGATGCGCCTCTGGGGGCTCGTTGTCAAGTACCTCATCTTCGCTCGAGAGATCTCCGAGTCCGGAACTCCCCATCTTCAAGGATTCGTTCTCTTCAAATCCAACCAAACGAGACATTCGTTGCGCAAGTTGTGGCCACGTGCTCACTTCGAACCTGCCAAAGCAGCAAGTCACGTCGCCGCCGCCTATTGCAAGAAGGACCATGACTTTGAGGAGTTCGGATCGTGCCCCGCTGCTCCCCAAGGACGCACAAACCTCTATCGTGACTTCCGCGACTGGGTCGCCACTCATGGAACGAGACCTACAATGGCCGAAGTCGCCGCCGAATACCCCTCCATCTTTCTTACCTCCGGACGCGTTCAGTCGTTCATCGACTTTCTTTACCCACACAACCCCGCCGTCGACGGAGAACTACGTCCTTATCAAGAAGGACTCAGACTTCGATTGGAAGCCGAAGCCTCGCCTCGTAAGATCATCTTTGTTGTCGACCCCGTCGGAAACTCCGGAAAGTCTTGGTTTGTTGACAAATACACCTCCACTCACGATGACACCCAAATTCTCTCTGTCGGAAGACGTGAGGACCTCTCTTTCGCAGTCGACGAGCGAAAGCGAGTGTTCCTATTTGACCTTCCCCGATCTTCTTGTGAATTTCTCCCCTACACACTCTTGGAGCAGCTTAAGGACAAGCGAATCTTCTCAAACAAGTACGAGTCTCGAATGAAACAACTTGAGAAGACTCCTCATGTCGCTGTCTTCACTAACGAGTATCCCGACATGCAGAAACTCAGTTCGGACCGTTACGAAATTATAGAATGGAGCAATGCTCCTATTTACGATTAACTTAGCATCTAATTAAAGAGACTTAATACACCCCCTAATGTAGACCCAAGCGTCACGTGGGGGTGTCCAGCGCATGACAATGCGCGGTCTCTTTCGCGCATTGTCGCGCGGGGACACCCGGCCACGTGATGCGCCAGGGTCTACTCTCAACCTCGCAGCTAAGGGTTAGGGATCTACATTCCAGATTCCCCATCACGGAAGTACGTCACGATGTGCGACTCACGAGTGACTCCACTTGATCCTGGATCAGTACCGAAGGGTTCGCTCATTGCAACATGAAACGTTACCCAGTATACCGGTGGTTGAATCGGTAGATTGGGTGTCTCACCATCTCCTCCTTCACCTCCCATGCCGTAAGTGAATTTACGGTCTAACTTAATAAACATCTTCTGAGACTTAAATCCGTCTATCTTGTTCATCTGAGGGCGCGCAGCAGCACCACTTACGCCAGCACCGGGCGCAAGCATAAACGTTTTCTTCTTAAGGACCAGGAACTTCTTACTGTTAACTGGATCGTCGTATAAGTACGAACCAAGATTAGGCAACCATGGTCCGTCATCGTCGAAGCCCAATCCATGTCGCGTGTAAAAGTCATCCTGCAAGAAGGTGTCAGTAGTCACCTCAGGATCATAATTACGTGGCGTGATCCAATATTGGTAAACCTTAATTAAGGAGTTGGTCTTGTTCATCCATGTGTTAATCATGAAGAACCCCATGATTCGCGCTTCTGTTCCCACACGACCCGAGTTGACATCAACGGCAGGAGTACTTAGAGCTGGCACCTTACATAGGTTGACAGCACCCCATGTCCTATCTTGAATCGTGACTGCACTTTGTTCTAATTGTTTGAATTGTTTACAATGAGGTGGTGCGCGACTTGACATTCCTGCATGCACTTTGTTCTTATTGAAAGATGTCACACCACGACCCCTCGATCTCGAGCGTCTGACAACCCGCTTCCGTGGAACATAGATCTTTGTCTTCTTCACGACCCGTCTACTTAAGCGCGGACGCTTCGCCTTTGTTGGTGTCACGAGTATCGCGCGCTTGACCATGTTTACTTAGATATCACGACTTGATTTGAATTCAAATATGAGAAGGCGGCCCAAATGTCGAAAAGCATTTTCGTCCAATGATGAACTCCCAGTATTACCAGAGTTCATCATCCCTC